CGTGTGGGTATATTACCGCTCGCCCTTCCCATCTTATGGAGGTAGCGCGACCGACTACCCTTGGGTATTTGCAGAGTATGCGGTTATCGGGGCGTATAGTGATTGGTTGCTCGCAGACGGGCAGACTGATCGCTCTCAAGTTGCGCTTCAACAAGCCGAGCAAATCTTGCAAGTCGAGTTGGATAAACTCGAACGCCAGGAGGGACAGACTCAACCACTTTTAATTGAAACTTACGGAACGACAATAGCCGCTCCTGCATAATACAAGGAATACATCATGGGATCTACATCAGAATATCGCGGCCTCGGTCTAAATGGCGGGGCTTACGTGAACGACACTGCGGTACATACGGGCAATTGGTTTGCCATCCAAGCAACCGAGGCAACCGTGCTTGCCGCCCAGGCGAGCAACATTACCAACCTCGATGACATCTGTACAGGGCAGGACGAAACCGAGCTTGCCGCAGGCATGGTCTTGTACGGCAACTTTACAAGCATCGACCTGACAAGTGGTGCGGTAATCGCGTATAACGTTTAATGACCCACTCCGTCATATCGCTCGGACTCGGGCTTGGTGGTGGCAAAGCGGGAACTTCCTCGGGAAGAACAGGAGGAGGCGGGTTTGCCAATGCGTACTCCGTAAATTTCGACCAAACTGATGATAGCGCTACCGGATCGGAGGATTCGGCTGACGTGGAGGTATATGGCATTAGCGCATGGGTACGCCCTGCGGCTGAGATCACGCAAAACTACGGCGCTGCCGATGACGTCAACACCATACTTGGATGGGGTAGTAGTCAATGGGGCTTGATCCTTGGCCCTGCAAGCCAAACGAGCATTATTTCCTGCGTGCCAAACGGAACGAACACTGCTTATCAATACAAGCCTGCGAGTGGGACAGTAACCTTCCCCGCTAACACTTGGATGCACATCATGACCCAATGGTCAGACAGTTCCTCAACTGACAGCGGAAATGCAGGGTATGACATTTGGGTCAACGGCGCGAAGGTTGGAAACGCAGTTAAGAACGCGCCTGGAACTCCCGTTCGTGGAGAATTAAAGACAACGGGGTTTGCGATAGGCAAACGATTATTTTCCACAGGATATTATTTTGGTGGGCAAATAGATGAGATTTCAGTATTTAAGGACGCAGTGAGTGATGACAATATTGCAACAATCTACAACGCACAACCCGGCGGAACGGGAGTCCCTGGAGACTTGGCTGACCTGCTTCCCTTGAAACCGTGGCATTGGTGGCGTATGGGCGATTCTGTTGGGGGTACGGGGGATACCATCACCGACCTTGGAGAAGGCAACCGGGCCTTAACTTTAGACAGTGCAACATTTTCAACCGAAGTTCCGTCATGAGTAAAATTTACGTAATAATCGATGCTGATGAAGTTTCTGACGTTGATTTTTCGCAAGTGTTCGAGACTAGCGCAAGCACGCTTCGTTGGAATATTGACCCTGCAAGGACTAAGACTTTTGTAAAATTTGAGGGATCGACCCCTAGTTTTCTAGCGGGCAAAACTCAATACACGCACGCTCAAATTCTTGCCATTTTAAATACCGAAGAATGGAGCGCCCCTCGCGAATGATTTACTTTTGCATACTTGCGTGCCTGCTCGTAACGGGTTGTTCATTCCGATCCACTTACCCGACCCTTGGAGCGATTGTAGGGGGTGGAGTGGGTAGCATTGCAGGCCCGGCAGGAGGAGCATTGGGCGCAGGCACGGGTGCGATTGCCGGGGAAGCGTTAAAGAACAAGGACGCACTGATGGAAGCGGAAGAAACTATTGAGCAACTCACGCACGGGGACGTCGAGGGTTTGATAAAATCCCAAATGGGAGAACATCAAGGGGCATTTGATTCGTTCGTTTCCACGATCAAGCGCATTCTAATTGGAGCGGCTTGCATTTTGGGTTGCTACCTTTCGATTCCAATATTTGTGGCTCGCAGAACTGCTGAATCGTGTTCCAAGACTGCGGCAGAAAAACACTTAACACGTCCACCTTTTCCGATAAATGAAAAACCTTAGACCCTTAATTGAGTTATATCAAAGTATGACTCGACACGGCAAAATGATAACTTGGTTCGCAGCTCTGTTGATAGCGATAATTGTAATTGATTGGTTATTCTGATGATTGATAAAGACTCATTAATAGGCTTGGGTGGTACTGCCGCCACGTTCTCCGGTAACCTCCATGAATACGTAGGCGTAGTCGCAGGCTCGCTCACGATAACATTCATGCTCGTCAAGCTTTGGCAATTATTACGCAAGCGGAAGTGAATGGGACGTTACGCATCATACGGCAGGCTTGACGATCAGACCCAATCGGAAGGGGATCGTGGATTTCGGGGAATAGATTCCTACAAGGAGAACACTTCGCTCGAAGGTGGATTTGTAGAGACCTCCGAGAATATGCGTCTGATTGGTGACCTTGCTGAGACACGCAAGGGAATAGACTTCCTTGCAGGCGCGGTCACCCTGACTTACTCCGGCACTGATTCCGCCTTCGCCTCAACTGTCTACTCTGACCCGGCAACGGGAAACGAATACGTCGTGGTTGCGACCAAGGAAAAGGCAATACTTTGGAATGACGCGAATAATAGCGGTATCGACATTGATTACCCTGGCGCGGAAGTAGTCGCAGCAGCAGACGGCGCAACCTTCGTGCAAGCCCTTGAGAAACTTATCCTGTTTCGTGGATCAAGCAAGACACCACTCGAATGGGACGGGGACGTCTCGAACGATTTTGTGGTCAAAGCATCCACCCCAGGCGGAGGAAGAATAGCGTGTCCGAATACCGACTATGGCGTGTTCTTCCGCAATCGTCTGATCGTTCCACAGCCTGCGGATAGTAACTATACGGTACTAATGTCGGATTTGTTATCGACTAGTGCATTCTATGAGGCTGAATCGCAATTCAGAATAAACAAGGGATCTGCTGATTTCCTCGTAGGGTTTTATCCCTACCAAGAAGATCAATTAATCGTGTTTAATCGTAACAGCATTCACATGATAAATAACATCGCGACCACTTCCGCCGCGAATACCTACGAGATCACTCGTCAGCATGGTTGCGTAGCACGCAAGAGCATTGCGCAGAGCGGGCCTCAAACATTCTTTCTAAGCGATAATGGCGTGATCGTACTCAGTCCTGGCACAGACCCCGCAAAAGGGCTAGGCGTGGCAATCAGCAAGGTATCGGGTGAAACGATTCCCATGTCCCGCCAAGTACAGGATCAGTTCGATGACGTGAATTACAAATACGCGCACCTCGCGTGCGGAGTAGTGTTCGATAACAAATACTATCTTGCCGTACCCACGGGATCTTCCACGAAACCAAACAAGGTATTCGTATACGACCTAATTTCAGCCGCATGGATAAGCGTTGACAGTTACCCTGCAATGTCAGGCAGTCTAGCATTCCAAGTGGATGATTGGGTCATCTGCTCACATGGGAGCAACCCGACCAAGCGCAGATTATTTGCGTGCAATCCGACAGGATGGTACTTGCTTGAACAAAATACCATTGACGATTCCAACCGAAAGATCGGGAGTAGCTCGGAATCCAATACCACGGCAATCGCAGGAAAACTAGTCACTCGCGCATTCACGCTTGGCAATCAAGATGTCAAGCGTTGGAGGCGTGGACAACTAGGCGTGAATACCGTCAACAACGATGCATTCAACATCAAGGTCAATACAATCGACCCGGATTCTTCGACCACCGTGTTGAGCCACACCGCAAGCGGGACTGAGGAAGCCCTGTTACGCTTCGGTACGGGACGCACACGGGGTTATGGTTGCCAAGTTGAGATCAACGTCACAGCGGGATGCCCGAGCTTCAGACACGTCAATGTCGAAGCTATTGCAAACGGACTGAATGCAAGAAGGGAAATCGCATAGATGGCAATTTCGGGGTCAGTTACGCGCGGGTTTACGTACGCAACGGGGGTGGAGATAACTGCCGCCAATCTCAATGAGTTGGGCGAACCAACCGTATCGGTTGCCACTCCCATTGCGATTGCGAGTGGCGGAACGAACGCAACTACTGCGAGCGCGGCACGTACGAACCTCGGACTAGGCACGATTGCCACCCAGGCA